CTTAGATATTGATGGTGGTACAGATATTGGTGAGGCTATTGTTGCAGCCGATTTACTTATTGTTGACAATGGTGCAAATGGTACAAACAGAAAAGCAACTGCTCAAAGAGTTTCAGATTACGTACATACTACAGTTTCAGGTGGTACAGGTATTAGTGCAAGTGCATCATCAAACGTTTTAACGATTGCAATTGACACAGGCACAACTGTTGATTTATCAACATCACAGACTTTAACAAACAAAACTTTAACATCACCAGTTATTGCAAACATCACAAGTACAGCAGATATTGCTTTAACTGCTACAGACGATGTTAATATTCCTGCAAACGTAGGTTTAACATTTGGTGATGATGGCGAGAAGATTGAAGGTGACGGAACAGATTTAACTATTGCATCAAGTAATGATGTAACTATTGACGCCGCAGCTGAGATTAATTTAGATACAGGTTCTGATAGTGTTAGATTTAAAGATGACGGAACAGAATATGGTAGAATACATCAAATTTCTGGTGGTGGTTTAGTAATTAAATCACAGCAATCTGATAAAGATTTAAGAATAGAAGGTAATGATGGTGGTTCTTCAATAGTTGCATTAACTTTTGATATGTCTGAAGCAGGTAATGCTTCATTCAATAATGATGTAACAGTAGGACAAGATTTAGCAGTTACTAGAAACGCAACGATCACTGGTAACTTAACTGTAAATGGTACGACAACAACTGTCGCTACTACAAACACTACAATTTCAGACAACCTATTAGAGTTAAACTCTGGCGCTGGTTCAAATGCTAATGATTCTGGTATCATTATTGAAAGAGGATCAACAGGCGACAATGCGATTATTATGTGGGATGAAAGTGCTGATAAATTCACACTTGGTACTACAACAGGCACAGCAGATTCAACTGGTAACATTACGATTACTACAGGTACTTTAGTTGCATCTACTTTTGAAGGTAACTTAACAGGAAATGTAACTGGTAACGTAACTGGTAACGTTTCAGGTTCTGCTGGATCAGCAACAGGTAACGCTGCAACAGCGACTGCCTTACAAAATGCTAGAACGATTGCTGGTCAATCATTCGATGGTACAGGCAATATCACAATCGCATCAACAGATTTATCTAATACATCTAATATTGCTTTATTAGACGCAACACAGACATTTACAAATAAAACATTGACATCACCTACAATTAACGGTGGTACTTTAGAATCTATATCATCTTTGCATATGTCAAATGGTAGTATCTCACTTGAAGGTTCTACAGACGATGCACATGAAACAACTTTAACAGTAACAGACCCAACAGCAGATAGAACGATTACGTTCCCGAACGCAACTGGTAATGTTGCTGTGTTCGCAACTGCAGCTACAGCCGCAATTACAGACGGTTCTAGTGGACAGTTCTTAAAAACTGACGGAAGTGGTGCATTATCTTTCGCTACAGTTTCAACAGACAAATTGAATGAATCGACTTTGACAATTGCACCAGGATCTACAGGCGATTACGACTTGGCAGAGGATTCTAATCAGAATGGATCAGACGAAAGTCCATTTGAGGCATCAGCAGACGACCAAGACGCATTTGGAATAACAATAACAGGAAATACGTATAGTTTTATGGACCCGGCAAATCAGGTTAACTCAACTGATTTAGGAGCCCTCAGCTAATGCTAAACTATTATAAATAAGTATAGGAGAAAATGAATGCCAACAGCGTTACAATTTAGAAGAGGAACCACAGCACAGAATAACTCTTTTACGGGTGCATTAGGTGAGATATCTATTGATACTCAACTGGATACAATTCGTGTACATGACGGTTCAACTGCAGGTGGTTTTGAACTAGTTCAAAAAGCTGCGACACAAACTTTAACAAACAAAACACTAGCACTAGGAAGCAACACTGTTTCTGGTACAACTGCTCAGTTCAACACAGCTTTATCTGATGGATCTTTTGCGACATTAGCTGGTTCTGAGACATTGACTAACAAAACAATTAATGCTTCAAACAATACTTTAAGTAATATTGCAAACAGTGCTTTATCTAATTCTTCAATTACAGTTACAGATGGATCAAATTCAACTGCAACTGCTTTAGGTGGTACAATCACATTTACTGCTGGCGAAGGTATGGACGTTACAGAATCTTCTGGAACAGTTACTTTTGCTGGTGAAGACGCTTCAGATTCAAACAAAGGTATCGCATCTTTTGTATCTGCTGACTTTGGTGTATCATCAGGCGCTGTATCATTACACGACACTGTTGTTAAAACAGTTGCATCGGGTTCTGGTTCGGCAACTCCAAGTTCACACGGATTTACAATCGCTGGTACAGCAAATGAAATCGAAACTTCAGCTACTGGCTCTACAGTAACAGTTGGTTTACCTGATAACGTTACAGTTGGTGGTAACTTAACTATCTCTGGTAACTTTACAGTTAACGGTACAACTACAACTGTAGCAACAACAAATACAACAGTTTCAGACAACTTACTAGAATTAAACTCAGGTGCAGGATCAAACGCAAACGATTCTGGTATCTTAATCGAAAGAGGTTCTACTGGTGATAATGCCATTATGGCATGGGATGAATCAGCTGACAAGTTCGTAGTTGGTACTACAACTGCTACAAACACAGCAACTGGTAACTTAACAATCACTACAGGAACATTACTTGCGAATATCGAAGGTAACATTACTGCAACTAACGTATTAGGTACAAACTTTAAAGCAAACGATGGAACAGCTTCTTTCGCAATCGCAGATTCTTCTGGTGCAGTAACTTTTGCTGGCGTTGTAACAGGCCCAAGCACAGCTACACTTGTTGTAAAAGACAGTTCTGGTTCCGCTCTGACTACTATAAGAGGGGTTTAACATCTTATAAATAGTCTAAAAGGACGTTTATAATGGCAAACCCAACGACTAGAGAAACACTAAAACAATACGCTTTAAGAGCTCTCGGCAAACCTGTAATCGAAATTAACGTTGAAGACGATCAATTAGAAGACAGAATAGACGAAGCCTTACAATTTTTTTCACAATATCATTACGATGGTGTGGAAAAAATGTATCTTAAATATCAGATCACTGAAGCTGATATCACACGAGCAAGAGCAAATACAAATACTGTAGTTACTGACACTGCTGATAGTACAGTTAGTGCAACATGGAAAGAAGGTAATAACTTCATTCCTGTACCTGACAGTGTTGTTTCTATTATCGAAGTTTTCCCATTTACAGACAAATCAAATCTAAACTTATTTGATGTAAGATATCAATTAAGATTAAACGACCTTTATGATTTTTCATCGACAAGTGTTCTTCATTACGATATGACAATGAGACACTTAGACTTTTTAGATAGCATACTTGTAGGTGAAAAACCAATCAGATTTAATCAACACAAAAACAGATTATACATTGATATGGATTGGGAAAATGATGTATCTGCTGGTGAGTTTATTCTAATTAAATGTTGGAGAAAATTAGACCCAACAGTTTTTACAGACGTGTTTAATGACATACTTATTAAAAAATATGTCACACAATTATTCAAAAGACAATGGGGTGCTAACTTAATTAAATTTAATCAAGTTCAAATGTTAGGTGGAACGACTTTAAATGGTGAAGTTATATTCCAACAAGCGCAAGAAGAAATAAACAAGATCGAAGAAGAAATCAGATCCTCATTTGAAACGCCAATTGACTACATGGTAGGGTAGTTAAATGCCTGTCAAAAATTTATATTTCAGTCACGGTACAAGATCGGAAAAGTTTTTATATGAAGACTTGATGATTGAACAACTAAAAGTGTTCGGTCAGGAAGTAATATATTTACCTAGAGAGATTGTATCTAAAGATGATGTATTAGGTGATGCGATATCATCTAAATTTGAATCAGCATATACGATTGAAATGTATGTAGATAACGTATCAGGTTTCGAAGGCGACCAAGATCAATTAACAAAATTTGGTTTAGAAGTAAGAGACGATGTAACATTGATCGTTTCGAAAAGACGTTTTGATATATTGGTTGATCAGAAATCAAACGTATTAAATATTAACAGACCTAAAGAAGGTGATGCTATCTACATGCCTCTCTTTAAGAAAATGTTTCAAATTGAGTTTGTTGAAGATGAAGATCCATTCTATCAGATTGCTGATATACCATTATACAAATTACGTTGTACTACATTTGAATACAACCAAGAAGAATTTAATACAGATGTTGCAGATGTTGATGCTGTTGAAACAGCACGTTCACTAGACCTATTACAATATCAATTCTCTTTAGAGGTTGGTACAGGAACAACTGGTTCAATAGTTTTAGAATCACCATCACTAGCAATGTTAACGTTAGATGGTACAGATGAAAATGGTTCAAACGCAGGTGATAGTTTAGTATTAGATAGAACAGTTGCTGGTACAGATACCGATGCTGGTGATGATATCTTACTTGAAGATGATCTTGGTGAGATCATGTATCTATTACAAGAGGATAATGTCATCACTGATAACAATGATCTAAAAGCACAAAATAAAACGTTCGCTGATGAAGCAGAAAATGACTTTACTTCAGAGC